TATTCTTTCAATGTTTACTTTGTTAGTCATATTCTGTTCTTGAGTTTTTTCTAATTTCTCTAATTGTTCAGCCATATGTTCTAGCAACATAAACTGTTCTTGATCTATAGGTTTTTGCGCAGATGCTTCTAATAAATCTTGTTCTTGTAATTTATCAGCAGTTTCTAATAATGTTATTCTTTCAATAATGCCAAAATAAGCCCATACACCTACTGCCACAGCGCCTACAATTGCAAGTAAATTTCTTATTGGTAAAGATACTGAAGTATTTTCTGATATTTTCATTTAGCAACTTTACCTTTATTGATACCTTTTTTAATAACATAATCCCTTGTTCCATTAGCACCTATATTAACTTCTTTTTTTAGGTACTTTGTTAAATTCATTTCTTTTAATTTTTTTTCTGCTTGTTTTTTAAATTGCTCTAAAACTTTTGTATCTCTCATTTTACTCTCCGTTAAACAAATCTTCTGGTGATATTCTTTTCTTTTTTCTTTTTTTTCTTAATAAAGAAACTCTAGATTGCCATAACCAAGTAGTAAATTTGATAGAATATGTTTCTATAAAAGAGAAAATACTATCTATTTTACCAAAAAAATTGTATAAAAACTTATCAATCATTTAACTGGCCCTCCAAAAAAAGCCAATAAACACATAAGTATTATTAATATTGCTGTAAATCTGTAATCCATAACCTGCTATTTTATCAGAATAAGAGGTTAATAGCGATTATTTTTTTTGTTTGGAGTAATCCCTATCAATAATCATTTCAAGGTAATGTATGGCTTTCTTTATGTCTTCTAGACCCCCTTTTGAGCCGTGCCTACATATGTATTTGATAGCATTTCCTTCTGCAAATAAAAGTTTATTTTTATTAATAAATTTAGCGGGTTGAATAGGCAGACCTTTATAATGTGATCCGCCTATTTGTTTTTTTAATACACTCATTAGAATGATACATCCATGTAGTGAGAGCAAAATTCATTAACACTACAATAGTGCTGACATCTTACATCTTCACCTTTACGTTCTACAATTGCACAACCTTTACCTTCAATCATTTTTTCGGATAAGATAAATTGTTTAGCTTGTTCTTTTGTAGAAAACAATCTCCAAGCAGACTTTCTACCGTCTTTCATAACAGCAAACTGATCTTCTTTTCTCCATCTTTCTTTAGCTGTACACAATGGTAATTCTTTCATCTTTTCAGCATCTTGATGTAGTTTTATTCTAGTTTTTACATAGTCTTCTTGTTGTTGTTCTGTCCATCTACGTATAGGTATCATAACTACTTGTTTACGTGGATAGTTGTCTGATTGCATTACTCTTAATTTAGACCAATCTCGTAGTATAGCCATGATAGACAATGATTTAACTTTCAATTCTTTTTTATATCTAGTTAAATCTTTTTGGTTTTTACGACATAGGAAATCAAGAACATTTAATTGTTGTTCCCATTCAACTTTACCATTTGTTAAAGCATCTAATGCTGACCAAGCTGAAGTAACTTTAAAGTCTATAAGTTTACCGTCACCTGTAAGCAAATCAAAAGCACCCGATAATGTCCAACCGTTAGTGATGGTATCATCTTTATAGTACAATCTACGTTCAGCTATATCACTAGCAATTTTTGCTCGTTCTATAATATGGTGAACTGATTGGCCCAATAAAGAAAATATACGATCAGACACATCTTCTTTAATCAAATCATTATTTCTCATTTGCAAGACCCTAATTCTAGGGGGTGCAATCAAACGGGTAGTAGAGATGTCTGACCCACTACTATCATAGGGGTCATTCTTTACAGCCCGTTCAATTACTTTTGGTAAGTTTGAGTTATTTGTGATAATCATTAAAATGGGATTGGGCTATCACCGACACTTGCACCATTACCCTCATCACCTTGATCTTGGTTCATGCCTTCCAACTCTTTTGATCTTAAAATAATGTTTCTAATACCTTCAGATAGATTATTAAAAACTTCTTTTTTACCATTTTGAAAATCCTCTAAACTAAACACTACTCCTTGAGTAATTTGTTCAGCAATTGGATCACCTTTTTTCATTGGCATTATAGATGATATTCTTGGTTTCCCATTCTTATCCATAACATTCAATAAACAAGGTACACCAAGTAATTTAGAAATATCAAATGATTGCTTTTCTGCCTCACTAAATGCTCTACCTCTCCATGAAGTTAAATCATTACCAAGATTAGATTTCTCATGTAATGATAACGTATAAAATTTACTGATTGTTAATGGTTGTCCTTCACTATTCAGTTCTTCTGGTGTTTCAAAGATAATTAAAACTTGACGTTTCCAACTAACTTCACCGTTAAAGTCTGATTTTTGAGTACCTAAATCTATGATTTTAACACATCTTGCTTTATGTACTCCTACTGATACACTTGGATAACGTGGTGCATCTCCACTACCTGCTATTATACTTGTCATATTTTGTCCTTTTTTTGTATATTTATTATTAATTGGATGTGGTTATTTCACAGTAATTAACTAAAGTCAAAGATTAATTGACATATGTTAATAAAAATGTATAAGTTTTGCATGGCTACAATACTACCAGAACTAATAAATGAACTTGAAGCTAAAGCTAAAAGATTAGAAAAAGATGTTGTCAATATAGATAAGTCATCTGTAATTCCTCAACATACTAATAAAGCTGAAGCTATATTATCAACCACAAAAGAATTAATAGATACTGAAGAACAAATGAAATATTTATTAAGAATAAAAAATATGTATTATGAGCAATCTTAAAATAGCAATTGAACGTAAAAAAGAAATAGTAAATCATTACGGTGGTAAAAGATTAGCTAAGATGCTTGGTGTTTCACATCCAGCAGTATCAAAATGGAAAGTTATACCACCTTTTAGAGCCTATCAGATTGCACAATTAGGTGATTATGATATAGAATATATGCGACCAGATTTACAAATTGCGCCTTTAAGGTAGGCGTAGCCCATCCACAATTTAGGGTAAAAATATACCTTCTGTATGGGGCGGTTTTTTCTTTCTCTCTCTAAGTTTAGTTTTCCGCCTCATACACCCTTATTTTTCAACAAATTTGTATAGCAATGCTATAGCACCGCTATAGGTCTGCTAAAAAGTGCTATCGTTTTGCTAATGGCAAAAAATAGCCCTTCATCTTCACCTTCATCTTCACCTTCACCTCCAACTGCACACAAGATACCCCTATTGACACCTATTTCTTTTTGGGTTAAAACAAAATTAACTAAACTCAAGGACAAAATTAATATGAGAAAATCAATAACAGACGAACAAGCACCTGCGTTTCAATTTTATGCAAGTGATTGGATAAGTGACCCAAATAGATTAAAACTATCTTTAGAAGAACAAGGTGCATATATTTTATTATTTTGCCATGCATGGAGAGGTTTTCATATACCTTTTGATAATGAAACAATTGCCAAAATGTGTGGGTGTAGATTACAAAAAATTGAAAAAATTTTACCTAAAATTAAACATCTATTTGAAGAAGTAAAAGGCAAAGATAATAAAAAATATTTAATATGTATCCAAGCTGAAGCTGAACGTAAGGAACAAATAAAAAATAGAAAAAAAAAAGTAGTAGCAGGTAAGTTAGGTGCTAAAATTAGATGGGGTGAAGAAAGTTTAGGAGAAGAAAAATGACAAAAATAATATTTTTTGTTTTAACTTGCGCTACCTGTAATCTAACTGAAATAACACTTACTAAAAGTCCATATGTAGATTGTTTTGATTATGGAAATTATATAATGAGCCATTTAGAATACAAAGATGAAACTGATGACATCAAAGGTGGTTATTACAATGATGAGGGCCATTTAGTTTTAGGTTATCGTTGTGAATAATTTTAATGAAAATTCTCATTACAGTATGTTCCTTGATTATTTTGGCAAACATCATTCATTCCAAACATTTGATGATAAGGGCCTAAACAAGAGATTAATAAAACAATTGCATGGAAGTATAAAATTACATTTTAACGAATTGGCTGAACTTAACAGCAAAGGTGCAGGTATATATTTTACTGTCAATGAAACCAATGGTCTTGGAAGAACTACTAAAAACATTGTTAAAATTAGATCAGTATTTATAGATTTAGATGGTACACCACTACCAGAAAAATTTAATATACCACCTAATTTAATTATTAATACTTCGCCAAAAAAATACCATTGTTATTGGTTAGTCAAAGATATGCCTTTAGAAAGTTTTACTTTGTATCAACAATCATTGGCATCTAAATTTAATTCTGATCCTGTAGTAAAAGATTTACCTAGAATTATGAGAGTTGCAGGTTTTTATCATCATAAAAAAAATCCATACCCTGTTAAAATAATTCAATGCACTACTGATGAACCTTATACTATGAAAGAAATCAAAGAGGGTTTAGAATTAAAAAGACCAGAACAAAAAACTATAAATATAGATTATAAGCCTTCAACTTATAAAGGTAAATATACAGGCACACTTCGTTACGGTATTAATGCAGGTGAACGTCATGCACAATTGGTAAAAATATTAATTGCAATAAAAAAACGTGGTGAAACTTATGACTATGCAAAGAATGAAGCTATTGAATTTGCAAAATCATGTGTACCACCAGAAAATTTAAATGAAGTTATGTTTCAACTAAACGATATATGGAGAAGATACTAATGAATTTATTGAGAGATTATCAAAAAAAAGCAATTGAAGATATAAGACAACATTTTAGAGAAGGTAAAAAACGAATATTGTTAGTTGCCCCTACAGGTAGCGGTAAAACAGTTATTGCCTGTTCAATGATGGAAGGCTTGGTTAAAAATAATAAATTTGGAATGTTTGTTGCCCACAGACGTGAACTTGTTATGCAATGTAGTAGAAAACTTGCTGACTTTGAAATTAAACATGGTGTTATAATGGCAGGTAAATCTGGTAGCATCTATTCTGATATACAAGTTGCAAGTATTCAAACATTTTCAGCCAGAAAAGATAATGATGATTTTGTAAAACCACAAGTTGATGTAATTATATTAGATGAAGCCCACAGAAGTACATCTAAATCATTTCAAGATTTAATTAATGCATATCCAAAAGCATGGGTAATTGGTTTAACTGCAACACCATGTAGAAATGATGGTCGTGGTCTTGGTAATATTTATCAGGAATTAATCAATTGCGGTACAATCAAAGAATTAACTGAAAAAGGTTACTTAGTACCTAATAGAATAGTTGCCCCATCAATACCAGATTTACAAAACATTCGTATCATGGCGGGTGACTATGAGAAAAAAGCACTAGACACTAGAATGAATACACCTAAATTAGTTGGTGATATTGTAAGTCATTGGATCAAGTATGGTGAAAATAGACCTACTGTTGTATTTGGTACTTCTATTAAACATTCTAAATACATTGCAAATATATTTAAACAAAATGGTATTCCTGCGGGTCACATAGATGGTGAGATGCCAGAAATAGAACGTGAAAAAGTATTACAAGATTTACAAGATGATAAAATTAAAGTTTTATCTAATTGTATGGTACTGACAGAAGGTTGGGATCAACCAAAAATTTCATGTGTAATTATAGCAAGGCCCACTAAATCTTATTCTATGTATTTGCAAATGGTTGGTAGAGCATTAAGACCTGCTGAAAATAAAAAAGATACACTTATCATAGATCATTCTGGATGTGTATATGAGCATGGGTTTCCAGAAGATGTACCTAATTGGGAATTGAAAGTATCTAAAATAAAACAAAAAGAAAAAAAAGTTATTGAACCAATTGAGAAACAACCATTTACGTGTGTTCAATGTGATACAGTTTATAAGCCTTCTAAAGAACAACCAGAATGTCCTAACTGTAGTTTTATACCTACCAAAAAAGAACAAGCAATATTAATACAACAAGGTAGATTAGTAGAACTTCCTAAAATGAAAGTTAAAACAGACGATAAACAAAAGTTTTATGCTGAACTATTGTATTATGCTAAACAAAAAGGTTTCAAAGAAGGTTGGGCTAGTCATACTTTTAAAAGAAAGTTTGGT